CCATACGTAAAACAGTAAGTCCTATACGTAAAACTAAAAGTCCCATACGTAAAACAGTAAGTCCTATACGTAAAACTAAAAGTCCCATACGTAAAACAGTAAGTCCTATACGTAAAACTAAAAGTCCCATACGTAAAACAGTAAGTCCTATACGTAAAACTAAAAGTCCCATACGTAAAACAGTAAGTCCTATACGTAAAACTAAAAGTCCTAGTCCTTCTTCGAGAAAAAAAACATGTCAAATATGTAATAAACAGGTTTTAAATTTAAAACAACATCAAAAATCAAAAACATGTAGAAGAGTTGCAGGATTATCATCACCAAAGAAAAAATCTCGTAAACAATACGGATATATTTTTAATAATATTAGACCTCAGACTAGTCAGCAAAATTTAGATAATTTTATTATACCTTATGATGAATCAAAATGTCAAGATGATTGCCCAATATGTATGTCTGAAAATGATGAACTTAATAGTATTATTTTAAAAGATTGCAATCACTGTTTTCATTTAGATTGTTTACGACAATGGTGGAATCGTTCAAGTAAATGTCCTTATTGTAATAGAATTTATGGATTTCAAGTTGGAAATATGCCTATGGGAACAATGTCAGCAAAATTAGAAAGACATAAACTTCCAGGTTCTATATATGATACTATAGTTATAGAATATAATTTTCCAGCTGGAGTAACGACAGCTAATCAACCAAATCCTGGTACACCTTATCCACAAGATGTAAGAAATTGTTATTTAGAAGCAAGTCCAGAAGGTTATGAAGTTTTAGATTTATTACGTAGATCTTTTGAAAGAGGTCTTACGTTTACTATAGGAGATTCTTTAACAACTGGAAGAAGAAATGTTATTATTTGGAATGGGGTTCATCATAAAACAAGTATTCGTGGAGGATCTGCTAATTATGGATTTCCTGATCCTGGATATTATACAAGAGTTAAAGACGAACTAAGAGCAAAAGGTATTTTTTAAATATAAAAATGAATTTAAATAAAATAAATATATAAAATAAATATATATAATGTCAACCCAATCTTTCTTATCAATATCACAGCCAAAAAATGGTGATTGGTACTTGAAAATAATTTCATTAAGGGAAGAAATTGCAAAGATTGAATATGAAATTACAATATGTAATAACAAAGATAGAATACAATTACTGAAAAATAAAATTAGTGAAATTTTAGAAGAAATTGAAATTTTAGAAGACAATTATTCTGAAGACGAAGACGAAGATAATGATAACCCTGAAGAAGATGCTTAAAATATTATTTTTAATTTTTATAAAAAGAATTAAAATAAAAATCGCATTAAAATAAAAATGATGTCAATAGTTGCAAGTCAAATTTTATATCCCGAAATTTTAATTAGAAGTACAGTATCTATAGCTTCAAATTTAGTAGCTAGTGCAACATATTTAAATTCTTTAATTAAACATGATACTCATTTGCAAAATTTATTAAATTTAAATGATATAATAGAAGATATCGGTATAATAAAAAGTTTCATTGAAGAAAAAGAAAAACAAAATACAAGCAAAACATTAGGTATATGTCTTGAAAATCTAAGTCAAATTTTACAAGAATTAGAAAAAAATATTGATTCTGTAATACATGCTATTGAAAACCATAAGCACCTATGGTTTAATTATTTCCGAAGTTATAATATAACAAAAGAAAGTAAGAATATACCAATATTATTAGAAAAAATGAACCATAGATTTGAAATACTAATTAAAATTTCAAGTGTTATTTAATAAGTAAAAAATAATATATTGTTTTTATATAATAAATGGTTAACAAAATAAAGAAATCCTCCAATAAGAAAAAATCATCTCCAAAGAAGAAATCATTATCAAAGAAAAGAAAATCTGTATTGATGATAAAAATGAAATCTTCACCAAAGAAAAAAAAATCTTTAAATATATTGGAAAAAAGTGCAATAGAAACAAATAATATTAAAATACAAGAACTTCTAACATTTAAATTATTAAAACAAATTGAAAACCTTGAAAAGAAATTGAAAACTATTGAAAGACAAAATAAAAAAACTAAATATATTATTTTGACAGATAAGAATTGTGGAAATGAAGACAGAGATACCAGAAACGATACCAGAAACGATGACAGAAACGATGACAGAAACGATGATAGAAATGAAGACAGAAACGATGACAGAAACGATGATCGAACCGATTATCAGAATAATAGTCCTTCTAAAAATTCTCCTAACAAATACAAACCACCTGAATCTTCGTCTAAAAATTCTCCAAAACCATATCAATCACCATTTAAAAATTCTCCAAAATCATATCAATCATCATTTAAAAATTCTCCAAAACCATATCAATCACAATTTAAAAATTCTCCAAAACCATATCAATCACAATTTAAAAATTCTCCACAACCATATCAATCATCTAAAAGAATATTATCATCCCCTGGAAGATCACCGTCTTCTCCTTCACCATCACCATCACCTTCTCCGTCTTCTCCTTCACCTAAAAAATAATTTATTTTTCTTTCAATTTATTGTATTTATCAGTTAGAAATACAAATGAATCAATCCATTTCCATATAGTTTCTTTATCTTCTTTATCTAAACGATTTGATCTCCAAATCGTTTGAAATTTCAAAACCTTATCATGTTGCTTTGACAATCCATCAAAGAAATTATTTTCTTCCAAAAAGAATTCTTCGTTACGATCTTTAATTATTTTTCTAATCATTTGATCATTTTTATTTATTTGATAACTAACCGATTCAACAACATCTTTAATTATAACTTGATCATTAAGAAAGATTCTAATCATTACTAGCTCTCCTATATCTGAAAATTGGTCAATTAATTCGTCAAAAAAGGATATTAGGTTATTTTTAAACTCTTTTAAAACGTGAATTTCGCTCATTTTTATATCTAACATCAAATCTTTAAGTAATTTTTACGAATTTAAATGTCTTACTTGTTGTTTAGTAATTTTAAGTATATTTGAAATATCAAACTGTAAATTAACAAGATACGTTTCATATTTACACTTATAATATTCATTGATCCATTTTCCATCATCAAAAATAATTTTAGGTTTATAAGTAACTTTCAGATATTTATTTTGGATAAGTTCATCCATTCTTTCTTCATAATCTGATCCATCACTATTTATATCAAAATTATCATCATCAAAATAAGATTTTTTTATATTACATTCTAAATTATAATCCTCAGAATCATCTTTAAATTCTATCTTTACTTGATTAATTATATAATAATCACAACCCATTTCTTAATATGTAAGAATATATCTTTAAATAAGTTCACCGAAACAACTAAAATTATTTTTTGAAAATTTTATACCTGTAATCTTTACATCAATAACATCATTTTCTTTTATTATGAAACCTGTCTTTTCATTCTTAAAATTCTTATTCTCTTGATCAAAAACCAACCCATAGAGATAAACTAGAGGTATAAGAACTTTAAATTTATTTTTCACGTCTATAAAAATTCCACCACTAAATATCATACAAACTTTATCCGTAAAAATTTTATTTATTTCAGGTTTTAAAATTTCAGCGTCAATATCAACTTCAAAAATAATTTCACAATTATTACCAGATATGTAGTTATTTTTTATTCTGTTTATTTTCTTTACTTCAATTATATATCCATTTTCTTTTGTACATTCATTCTTTGTTATTTCCTTCAAGAAATTAAATAGTTGTGATTTTAGTTTCTTACCCAAAAAAGATGGATTTATGCATAATCGTTTTTCAATTGTAACTATAGTTGTCATATGTCTCTTGAAATTAAAGAAATTATTTTTTTAAATCTTTCAATTTTTTATAATCTTTTTAAAAATAAAAACATGGATTGTCCTGTGTGCTTAGAAGACAATGTTATTGAAACAAATATTCATTACATGGAATGTCTACATTTCATTTGTGATTATTGTTATGGTAAACTGTTATCAAATTCTTGTCCATTATGTAGACAAGAGATAACATTGCCTTTTAACGGAGGGCGAAACTACATAGAAAATGATGATTTATCAAATCAAGATGAAATGTTTTTTGAAAACGATTTTATAATACCAGTTATGAGAAAAAATCGATCTGAATATAAAAGGAAAAAAAATCAAAAAAAGAAAGAAAGACTGGAGCAAATTATCAACCAAACTAGTATATTTAAAAATAATTCATCTTTATTGAATATTCCCAATAAAAGCAAAAGATTTTATAACAAATCAAACAGATATATTATAATATAAGTAACTTTTTTTTGCTCTTCGTCATCCATTTTTGAAAAACTTTCATTGCTTTTCTCATATCTTTTGTTTGATTAGCATGGAAATTTGCTCTATTATATAATGAATTTATTATTTGTGTCTGTTTACCATGTGAAAGTTTCTTTATACTTCTAAGCGTCTTTTTTGCTTTCTCTTCATTTCCGTAACCTGTAAAATAAGATTTCTTTTTCTTTGAATTATTACTGAAAAGTCTTTTTTATATTTTTTAGATTTTACAAGTTTTCCATAAAGTTTACGTGAAGTTCGGGTAATTAATTCTTGTGCTTTACAACTAGATTTTTGACTAAATCCCATTTTTTTAATCGATGTTTTTCTACAATATTCTCGTGACATTGCTGGCATTTTTTTTATTTTATTATTACAAAATAAAAAATAATTACTTAAAATACTGGAACCGACTCTTCATCTGAAATTAAATATTTTTGGACATCATTCTCTCCAAGAAGCATTCCACATATACTAAAAGTACTATCTACTGTTCCAATGATCATTTTATTACATTTACCTAATAGATACATTTCAACTACACCACAAATAACGTTATATTTATCGTTATTAAACTTATTGGATGAAGTACTACCACATAATGTTTTGGGGGGATTATAAAAAATCAAATTTCTCCCAAGATTACTTGCAAAACTAACATAAACTTCTGAATCATCCGTGGCTAGAAACACACCTCTTTCAGAATTACACCATTTTTGACATTGAGAAATAAGTTTTTTTATAATAGCTTTCCAATTATATTTTACAAAACCACCATCTGTTTTTCGTATATGAATTCCAATCATTTCTTTAAAAAATCCAGTAAAACATTTTTCTATTTCTATTTTTAATTCATTTACTGGTGATAAACTTTTCATTTCATCGGCGATTTCTTTTCCCACATCGTCTAAAATAAACTCACCTTTTTTATTTAAAGTTTTTTTGAAATTTATAAAAACATCGGTATTGTCTTCTTCACATACTATAGGATATAAAGCGTAATTTACATAAATATTTCCTTCAATTTTTATATCTATAACTAAATCCAAGTTCAACCAATAATAAAAATCATAAGTTTTCACATGATCAATATCGGTCTTTTCATATACTAAATTTTCAGGTTTATTAAATAAATCGAGAAGATTACAGTAATCACCAAAATAAGTTAAACAGCTTCTTTGAGGTGTATAAGTCCAAATCATGTTTACTATTTTATTACATTTTCTTGCAAGCCTTAGTGATGATATTAAAGGAAGTAATCTATTACATAGACCATTGTATACAACTATTGTTAAATAAGACATTTTATATAATAATTTCCTTATCTTTATAACTGAAATTCACTTATATTTAGAATTTTTATATAAAAAAGACATAAAAAGTACATCATGGCGAAAATACTACTTTTAAAAAAAGTAATTTATAAGTTTTTGTAGTAATTATAAAAATGTCATGTTTATTCGATAGCATAAGTTATTTTTTGAAAATTGAAAGTTCTAAAATTAGAGAACAAATTTGTAATTATTTAGAAGCCAATAATACAATAATTGATGGTCTTGAAACAAAAATAATATTAAATTTGGAAGATTCTAATTATATTAGTAAAATGAGATCAACTACAACATGGGGTGGTTCAAATGAGATTCTTGCCGCTTGTAATATATGGAAAATAAAAATAAATGTTTATCTACATAACAACGGAAATAAAAAAATCGAATTCACACCTTTAAATGGTTCTTATATAAAAATAGCGAATATAGTTTGGTTTGGAAACCATTATGAACCTTTGACAACAAACTAAAAATTTTTAATACATTATTTTGTATTAAAACTTATATTTTTAAAAAATCTTGAATATATATATTTACTGTTTATATTTACTTTGTAGCAACTACCTTCTTAAATACTTTCTTAACTACCTTCTTAGGAATTGTCTTTATAGTTTCTTCAACTGGCACATCAAAATCTTCGTCATCGTCATTCTTCTTATCGTCGTCGTCTCCAACTAAACTCCCAACGTCGTCATCATCATCAGGAGCTGACTTTGAAAGAGTCATTGGAACTGTATTCTTAGTCTCATTATTCACTCTAGAATCAGATGTGGGTCGTTGAAGTAATCTCTTATGTCCAAAATCAATTAAAGTTACTTGGCACTCGTAAAGCTTGACTTGCAACGAAATCTTGTTTCCAATAAAAATAGATTCAAACTTAATTGCACCCCTTGCATAACAATGTTTACCAAGAAGATCAAGTGCATTTACACTATCACCACTGTCCTCGTTAAAGAAAACAGTGATAATCTTTTCACCTTGCTTCTTTGAAACAATTAGCTTTGCATAAAGTGTCGGAGCTGAACCATCTACTACCTTACCCTTGTCCTTCTTATAATAAAGAGGATTCAATTTTTTTAGGTCATTCATTTCTAGATCATATTGTTCGAGTTCTTCTCTATGATCATAGATGTATTTCTTGCAATGATCTACCACTGCATTAAAAGTTGTAACGAAATCACGTTGTTCTTGCGTTGGACCGTTTCTATCGTAAAGAACAAGTGGCATTACAAAACCATTTACCTTTCCAGTATCTTGATTAGTATTCTCACTAACACCATAAGAATAAACTTTTCCGGTTGCCATTACAAGATCTCCAACAGATTCATCGTCGTTTACAGTTGTAATATTAATTCTCTTGTAAGTAATTGCTGGTTTGCTATCAGGAATACTTCCAGGAATTGGTTCAGAGAATCGCATATTGTTAGTATTATAGCTAGAAGCATTAATTAGTTGGGTTGAGCTCATTTTGTTAGAATTGATTGTTTTATGAATATCTGTTAAACTTTAAATCATTTTTTTAAAAAAATCAATTTTTTATTTCGGGTTCATAGTCAAAAGTATCTGAATCGTCAGAATAATCGATTTCGTGATTTTCTTCAAAAAGTGTAATAGAACCATCTTTAATTTTGTTATCTAGATATAAATTTTTATTAAAATCTTCAAAATATGCAAATCTACAAACATTTCCAACTTTATTGACACTAATAGTATTTATTTTTATAAATTCAAAAATTTCATTTGAGTTGTTAGGTAAATAAAATATTAGTATAAACGGGGTTGTTAGAACGCTAATTAAATCATAAAATAATAGTAAGATCTTATATGGAAATATTTTAACAAAATCATTTCGAACATCATATGTGTGGAATTTATTTTTCCATTTCGCAGGTATATATTTTGTACATTTATAAATTTTTTTCATATACTTTGTTGGTTTATAAACTGTATCTTCTGGATTTTTTATCAAACTTCTAGAAAATGTTGAAATTGCACCGATTACACCTGTATAGAATAATAAAGATCTATCGAAAATTTTGACGTACAAAAGTATATTTTCATCTATGATTGATAGTAATAAATTAAAACTAAAACATATACCACATAATATAGTTATTGTTTTGGCTAAAATTTCAATTATAGGACTTGGGAATTGTTTTAAATAAAAATTTGATAATGGTATGGCGGTATTGATTCTTTTTTCGAAAAAATGTTTTAACTCATTGTATTGTTTTATTTTCCATTTAGTCATCAGTCTAAATCTCCTTGAACTAACATTTTTAGAATTAGTATATACCTCCTGGATATTACTTATAAAAAAATAGAATAACAGATAGAAAAAAATAATTGGCGAGAATAGTAAATTTAAAATTCCAAGTAAACGAAATTTTTTTTTCATTTTAGAAATATCTATATTATCTATATCATTAAATATAGTCAATCTTATATTGAACTCTAATTGTTTTGTGTAATATTCGTTCGATACATTAAGGACACAATTATGAATCATTGCTATATAATAATTTTCATTTTTCAAAATTTTATTGGTTAGATCATAAGCAGAAATACCTGAATATTGTTCAATTTTTTGTATAACTAAAGACCATCTTGTGGTTTGAAGTTCTTTATTTGAAATTTTAAGTTTATCTTCATAGTATTTTTTTATGAAAAACATTTGTTTCAATGATGAATATAATTCAATTATTTTATCTAGAGCAACCATAAATCCGCAAAAATAAAGTATAAAACTAACAAAATTAGGAAAAGGATGCTTAATAAATAATGATATATCACCGCAACGATGATTTTCATTACTACATAAAAGAAGTGATTCCCAATCTAGACAGTCCAATATAAAAAATGTAAAAAGTATTCCTGAAAATATTAGAAAAATTTCACATACATTAGAAATTATCATATTTGTTATTCCTTTTTTATAAAAGTATTCGTAAACATCTCTATAAAAATTATCATCATTTTTATAACGTTCTTCCTTTTGTTTTGATTTTACACCAAAAATATTAAGAAGATTATTTTTACTTGGATATTGTTTTTGTTCTGATGAAGATAATTCATTTATTAAACTTTCACTCATAAATTTTGATATAGATTCAATATTATCATCTTCGTTGATATACAAATCCATTTTTTATATTTACAACATTTAATTTTTTAAACTACATAATTAGTTTAAAAAAATAATTTAATTACATTCTGTTGAATTTACTTTGTATTTCTGATGAAATTAAACAAACTTTCTTAGCTGATCTATCATCTCTTAAAGATATTTCTTTTATTTTTTTTATAGACTGAATCAGATTTTGATATTTTTTCGTCATATTTGTTTTTTCATGTTGGATTTTGTCTAACTTTTCATGGTAGATAGATAGTTTTTTATTGAAAAATAATTTCATTTTATTAATATAAATTAGACTTGTAGTTATGTATAAGAAAAATATAAATGATAATACGAAAATTCGATTGTTATTACCATTTTGATTATATATATCTAATTCATACGTTGAATATGGATCATATATATCAATCTGATTTGAATTGTTTGTGTAATAATCAGAAAAATAATTTCTTAAGTTGTCATAAATAAAATAACTCATGCTTTGGATTGTGTATAAAAAATATTAAAATCAATTTTACATTTCTATTTTACAAATACAAAGACTGTGTCTAATTTTATTCATAGTCTTCAATCTCAATTTCTTCCTCCTCTTCTTCTTCTTCCTCCTCTTCTTCTTCTTCCTCCTCGAATTCAACTTCCTCGTCTTCATCGAATTCAACTTCTTCTTCTTCTTCATCTTCCTTTTCGTCAGCTAAATTATCTGGTATAACATAAGAAAATTTATATTTATTACAGGTATCAATATCACCCTTAGTTAATTTAGAAATACTTCCATCAGAATTTTGTTTACCGTACATTTTTTGTGTTTTATTATCATACACTAAGGACGACTCGTGATGTTCATAATTTCCAAACTTATTTTTTTTAATTTCAATAACAGGTATTTTTTCAACCAATTTATTTACAACATTATTAGTAACATTATTTTTATCTTTTGTTTGAAAGAATGTTGACTTTTTTTTCTCGCATTCAGATATTCTATTGACTAAGTCGTTTTTAGTACCTGTCACTTTTAATGATTTACCTTTACACATTTCAATTAACTCACTTTTACTTAATTTCAATAAAGCATTTTCTTCAGGAGTATTGACTGGTACAGGTAATAAAGACGTAATTGTAACTTTACTAGTCCACATTTCTAAAATTTCTTTTTCATCGATATTGTACTTAGATGAAATATTTCTTAATAAAGAAGTAACCTCTTTATCAATTGATTTTGTTAGACTTTCAAAGCATGACATTTTTTATTTTATTCCCTTAAATAATCTTTTAAATATCAATTTTTTAATTTTCAAATATTTTTAAAGTGTTATGAACTTATGAATTTTTTGTTCTTCCTCAGTATATGGAATAATTGTGATTGTTGAATTTTTATCACTTGCTTCTTTTAAAGACAGATTTTTATGAACAAGACCATTCTCGTTCAAAAAAGATTTTTTAAATTTTTTAGAGTATTGTTTGACTTTAACACTCCAATTTTTTAATTGATCATCAGTATATAATTCAGGAATAGATCCATTACAAATTTTAGGAATAGATTGATTATCTATACATTCCAAATTTTCTTTAAAAATAGATTTTTCATTTTTAGAAATATGAAATCCAAAATAAAGACGATAGTCACCATTTTCATTTCCTTCGCTTTTATTTGAAAAATCAACCTCTTCTATAATTTTAGTATTATATAAAACAATATGTTTTGGAAAAATAATTTCATTAAATATTTTACCTGTATTAAGTTTTTTAAAGTGAAAATATTGATTTCCAGATTCATTCAAATTTACAAATCCTCTGAATACTAAATCATCTTTTGAAAAATCATTTGAAAATTTACACCCTGTATACTTTGATTTTTTTGTTATAAAACATAAACAATCGAACAACATTTCAAAGTTCAGTTTTGGAAAATATAATTTAAATTTATCTACAAAATCATTATAAATATTCATTCGAATATTTCTTATTTCTTTATGATGAAAACTCGTTGGATGTAAACATAAAGCAGAAAAAGCGCTAAAGGCTGTATCTTTTTCTTTATTATTTTTGAATTCTACTTGTTCTGAAAAATAATTATTCAGCAAATTTCTTTTATTTCCTTTAAATATTGCATATCCATTTTCAAACAGTTTTATCATATTTTTGGTATTGATTCCATATTCTTCTTCTTCTTCTTTCTTTTCTTCTTCTTTCTTTTCTTCCTTATCTTCTTCTTCGAATTTTTCTTCTTCCTTATCTTCTTCTTCGAATTTCTCTTGAATTATTTTTTCTTCTTCACCATTATCGAATTTTTTGTTATTTATTTCTTCTTCTTGATATGGTTTTTGAAAATCAGGTGATATTACTACATTCGAAATATATTTAACCTGTTTTTCTAAATCTATTTGACCATCATTAAAATTCTCTTCATTTATAAATGATACATTTTCATTCATACCAGTACCATCTCCTCCATCTAAAAATGGTCTAATATTCTGTTCAGTTGTTTTTAATGTTTCAGACTCATTTCTCGGTATATCAACATAAATCATTTTTAAAATATTTAAACTAGAATTAAATTGTTTAAAAAAGTCAGATCTAACAGATTTTCCCATCGTTGTTTCAGAAGTTTTATTTCTAAAGAAACATTCCTTATCTTCTACATATAATTTTTCTATTATTTTTTGTTTTTCTTCACTAGGTGTCGTATATTTTAAACTTTCTGGATAAAATTTAAAAACTGCACACAAAATCTTCAATATATCTTTATTTTGAATAAATTCATTACATACACTAAAATTTTCACAAAGATAATCATTCACTCCCTCATTCTCCCCAAATTTTTCAACATAACTAAAATTAAAATCAAAAACATAAACCTTGAAAAAAGTCTTTATCTCGTACTTTTGATCATTGATGTAATAAACAAAAGTTTGCAACGAATCTAATTTTTTTATAAAAACATTGTCCGCATGCAAATCATTATGAGTCATATTACACAATGAAATTGCGTAACAAACAACTGCTAATTGAAACAATACTTGTAAAATAATATCTTTATTTCCAATATATGTTCCCAAAAATTTAGTTAAAGTGATTATATCATTCTCAACATCGAAATACTTCGTCAAGAGTAAAGAAAAATTTAGTTTTTCTATAATGTCATTATTTTGAATATTTTTTGTTTCACCTAAATCTTCATTTATTTTAAAATTTTTATTGAAATTTATTATTCCTTCAATATTTCTTTTTAATATATAATCCAATTTTTCTCTATCATATAATTTCTTAGATACACTGTCATACGTACGTCCTATTAAAATATTCAGTAATGTTTCATAATTACATTCAATAATATCAATCAATGGAACGAAATGCTTACAAATTTTTAATTTTTTCATTGGTCCTATAATTTCTTTATAAACTCGTTTTTCATAATCCAAACTTTTACTTGAATAAAAGAAATTTGTCTTTTTATTTTCATCATCGAAAACTAATCTTGAAATATTATCATCAATATTTATAAAAATTTTTCCAAATATCTTACTCTTGTTTAATAATTCTAAAATCCAAGTTTCAGATGCCGTTCCACCACCTTTTACACCTGTCACATATTTTACATTTTTCAAAATATCTGATGATATTTCAAAATCTTTTGAAATATTTTTATCCTTTTGAAGTTTTTTAGAAGACTTGACTGTTGTTGTATATTGAAAAAAATTACATCTATTTTTTATTATAGCATCGGATTTTATATTCGTTTTAGAATGAGTTTTGATAATATTAATGAGGTGTATAATTGCATCACTTTTAATATTTTGAGATATCATTTGTTTTTTTAAAAATTTATCAATATTGATCTTCATTCTATTCTGATCAAAATTTCCATCATAATCTTCGTCTTCCTTATCTTCATTATACATTTCGTTCATGGCATCTTCAAACTCATTATTTAAATCATCTTCATCTATTAATTCATCCGTTTGTTTTTCTTCATTATTTTCATATTCTGCATCTTCTTCTTCTTCATTTGAAAATTTACTTGCCGCAACCTTATCATATTCAACCTCAAACTCTTCATTTTCAGAATTATAATCATTATTATTAATTCCTTCTTCGTATTCATCAAAATAGTCATAATCCAATGATTTTTCTTCATTTTTAACTTCAATTGGTTTACGATAAGTATTGACATTTGTAATTATTCCAAAAACATTTATCAAATCTTCATTTTTAACTATAAATTTTTGAGAACGTTCAACTGATAAATTCCCTAAAAGATTCTTTGACGCTGGACTAGTATTATTTTTAGAAATTTCTTTTATCAAGTCGGACACATTTTGAAACTGAAATTTTTCTATTTTTAACGCCTTAAATTCATTATAATACTTATTATAAATATCTTCAACACTTAAGTAATCGTTTGAAAATTCATTTATCTTTCTCAAAAGATTTATCGTAGCTAAACATATTGAATTATCTAATAAATCATCCAAAACTATAAACTGACTCTGTGCATCTGTCAAATTTAACTGTATATTATAAATAATATTTTTAAAATCATTCTGTTTACTTTCATTTCCAACTGAATTCCAAAGAAATATTAAATCATTGTAAAATAATTTCCAAATTGCACTTTGAACATTCATACTATCAACAATTTTATCATCTAATATTTCAAATAAAGAACTTAAATAATTTGAAACATAATCTGGTATCTTTGTTTCATCTTTATTTTCATCTTCATTACCATCGTAAATTTTTGCATGAATATTTCTTACAAAATTTGAATCTATTTTTATATTCTTATTAAACTTGGTTTCTATAAAGAAAAACATATTTGAAACTAATATAGAAAATTTTTTAATAATATTCAGAAACCAGTTATTTACAAATAAATCATTACCTAAAAATTCATCCAAATTATAACCAACATTCTCATAATTTGAAATTATATTATTCATATCAATAGATTTTTTACTATGATAATTTAAATAACCAGATGTTATAGTTGAAATTAAAGAAATTTCATCTAACTGAATAATATTCTTATCCTTGCCTAAATATAAAATATGATGTAAATCCAAAGTATGTCTATCTAAAAAACCTGTATAGTTTTCAAATTTATATTTAGCATTTAATCCACTCAGACATAACATGTTTATTTTTGCAAGACGCTTTTCATGATTAAAAAAATCATTTTGTCCTATTTTTTCTTGAATATATTGATCAACATTAGAATAAGTTTTTCCTTCTAAAAATAAAGTCTCTTCTCCGAAAATGGATAAAATTGAATTGTTATCTGTGAAGAGAAAATCTTTTGTTGATGGTTCAGTCATTTTAAGATTATTAAAAATTTCTTCATCGTTAATATAAATTTCAATATTAAAATCATCATACGACATTAAAACATTTTCTTTTAAAAATTCCTTATCCTTTACAAACGCAGATATTTCATTTTTCAAAGATTCAGGTAATAATCTTTTTTCATATAGATAAAAAATAATTTCTTCCAAATATTCTTTTTTTAATAATTTCAATTCATCATCAATGTCAGACTTATTTAATTTATTGTTTTTTGCAAAATAATTTAAATATATTTCAAGAATTGCACTAGATAGCTGTTTTTTTACTTTTTCACAACTTTTTCGAATTGTTTTATGTAAAGAATATAAAACCAAACAGGATGGATTTGTTTTAGATATAATTAAAACTTTTAATAAAGTCAAATCATTTTCTATTTCTTTTTTATATTCATCCACATTTATATCAATTGAATTAGAATCATACTGATTTATAAATCTATCAAATATAGTCAGTTTATTTTCATTTGCTTTATCATGTAATACACCCATCAGATCTACAACTTTTGAATAAGATTCCATGACTATATCGTTTAATAAACAAAGTTTAATATACTGTTTTAATAGATCTGTCTCTATTATTTGCATATGAAGACGACGTCTTATTTCTTCAAAAACATATCCCAGAACATTTTTACTATCAGTATAATCAAATAATTTAAGTTTTGAAATCAAAGATTCTTTAGTTCCAAAAAATAGGTTGTTCTCATTAATGTAAAATAAACTAGAATTTCCTGTATTCAATAAATATTTTTTATTCTCTTCGTCATCGAATCTTTTTTCCAAGCTTTTAATTAAAACATCCTTAACAAAAGTATCCTTAATATTAGATTCAAATTCCACATATTTATTTGAAATATAATCATACGAAGTTTTTTTTAAAACATCTCTAAAATGTTTATTTTCAATAGGAATTAAATTAGTGTAAATATATTGACTCACATTATCCCATTCTTCTCCATCTATAATCATTTTATAATTAAAATTATTACTTAATAATCCAAATGGAAATTCGTCAGGATTGTATATTCTTATCGACATTTTTTATTTACATACAATAAAGTTTTTTCTTAAAGTTTTGTTTTTTGAATTATTTATGGTTTAATTCAAAAAACTATCATATAATTGCACTACTATTACTAGTTTTTGTACCAGCTGTAAGTTTATCTGACACTACCTCTGAAGAATCTTCACTATTTGAACAACAACATTGTCTTCTACATCCCTTGCAAATTATTTTACAAAAATACATTATAGTAAAAAAAATCTGAATTATAACCGTTGAAAATAAAATTAAAAAAAATATTGAATATATATATTCATTATGACCTATAACCGTGATTAAATAAATATATAACATCGTTATAAATACATTTAATAATACAACCATCAAATTTAATTTTATAGTAGTAAATATAAACGATAGATTTTTACTTTTACTTACATCCGTTTTTGAATCTCTATTACCCCATGATAAATCATGCAGTCTTGAGAAAGCAAATGTTGGGACGAAAGACACATATTGGCATATATTCAAAAAGAAAGGTAAACTGTAAATAATATAATAAAAGGCTGATTCAATCGATAGAGATAAGGACAGGAAAAATGGTACTACCCAAATAAACATTAATATATATATTAGTGGACCAAATAACAACATTTTGTCAGTTGTTGAAAATATATTGAAAAATATAAAAAATGATACAATCGAATTTATAAAAGAAAAAATACAATAGATTGTTTCCATAAAAAAATTATAACAATATTTTGAACAACACTCACTTCTTTTTCCAAATAAAAACGATATTATTACCCAAGATATATAAAAACATAAATAGAACCCAGAAAAAATAATTTCCTGTGAAAAATTAAATACTCGCGTATCATATTGAAATACTCTAACAAATC